CGTGTATCCATGTCGTTACGCATTCTCGATCGATAGGACATGTTGCTTCTTCGTATGCAGTTTTCAGTGCGGCGAGGGTAAATGCCTCGCAGTCCAATCCATCGCTGAAGCTGCGAGGAGAAATATTAGAACAGTAAGCAGCACCAGTATCTTTTTGCAAACGGATTACGGCGCCAAGCACCGCGGGGTCAATATATGGACAGTCGCACGTAATTCTTACAACAATATCTGCTTTGGCAGCGATAGCGGTCTCGTAAAAGCGGGTTAAAACGTCGTCTTCACTTCCTCGAAAGCACGGAACATTCATAGCAGCACACGCTTCTTGAGTTGCGTCGTCGGCGGGATTGGTAGACGTTGCGACCCATACTTCGTCGACCCCGGTAGCTGCTTGGCAGGCGCGAACGACCCATTCCATTACGAAATGGTCGTCGAGATTCATAAGAATTTTGCCGCGAAGCCGCGTGGAACTGAATCGTGCTAGGGCAATTACAACTGTTTTCATGTGCATCTCGCGAATTCGCCAAAATATTTCTGTGCGGCGCGTTTATACGCTTTTGCAGCTTCGTTTTTACTTTTGAATCTTCCTAAACTTGTATTGTGTTGGTTGATTTTTATTTGCGCATACCAAACCTTTTCTTTTCGTCGCCAAGAGACGCCTTTAATGCCGCTAGTATTATTTTTTGGAGCGATCGTATTTCCTTTATTTTGTGAATACGTAGCTTGTCGTAGGTTGCGCATTTTATTATTGCTTTTATTTCGGTTATCATGGTCTAAATATTCTACTGGCCAAACGCCGTGTGTGTAAAACCACGCTAATCTATGAGCTTTATATTCTATTTGATCGATTGTAATTGATGTGTATCCAGCCTTTGTTAGTTTACCTGCTATTTGACCTTTTTTAGCGTGCGGGCCCTTCTGACTTTTAATTCTTGTAAAAAGCCCTGTGTTTTCGTCGTACGTAAAAAGCTCTTTCAGTCTCGTTAGAGCCAGTTTCTGTTCGTTTTCTCGGTTTATTTTTCCTCTCATTCCAACCCCGCAATCTGTCGAACCTGCTGGCAGATTTCTAATGCTCTGAGCCCGCATTCGCCTGTTGCCCAGCGCTTCTCTCCAGGCTTGCCGGAGACATAATCAATAAACGCCTGCATCTCGTCGATGTAGTCGGCGTTCCAGTCGCCGCCGAACTCTTGGATGATCTTGCCCATAGAATTGCGCCGGCCGAGCATGTCCATACCGATGTTCTTCTCGGACCCGACGATCCAGCCTTCCCGGATCTCGTTCTTCGTCACGTAGTCCAGGTGGATGGTGGATCGCGCGCCGCTCTCATGCTCCAGCACGAAGTCGGCGATATCGTCCTTGCCATCGGTGCAATGGACCGAGGCAGCAACAACCTTCGCCGGGCCCAGCAGGTAGAGCGCCAGGTCAATCTCGTGCGACCAGTTTAGAATGACTCCGTCACGCAGATAATCGGGCTTGTCGTTGAACTGCCCGCAGATGAAGCTGGCCCAGATCGGCTTGCCGATATGTCCTTGATCAATCCAGTTCTTGGCGGCCTTGACGCAGGGATGGAACCGGAGCATGTAGCCTATAAAGGATCGGTTAATCGGGTTCACATTGCGCAGCGCAATTATATCGTTATAGTTTTTAAGCGCTACCAACGGTTTTTCAATGAACGTCGGCTTGACGCCTACGCAATCGAGTAGATCGCGGTAATGATGTTGCGTTGGGGTTGCGATGACGATCGCGTCACTTGTTTCGATCAGTTCATCTCGTTCATAGAGAATTCCACCAAGCGCTAAGCGCTTTTTCATATCAATGTCGTATCCTATAACTTTATGCCCTAGCATCTGTAAATTGCGCGCGTGGCGCATTCCGATACTACCTAGTCCGAGCAAGCCGAATTTCATGGGATCACCGGAATTGTGTTGACCATTTTCTTCAGGATCGTCACCTTCTCTTCTCCGACTTCACATTCGTCGTATTCATAATACCAAGGATGAGCCGTCCACAGCTTCGCAAAGTCGACGTGGTACGCAAGTGCACCATCCTTATGTTCGTACTTCACAGCGTGCGGCGTGGGTAATGGTAAAAAGTCGTGGATTACCAGATACCCGCCGTCTGCCAGCAGCCGGTCAGCTTCAGCCACGATCCTGAACCAGTCGCGTGGATCGGTGACATAGAGACAGAAGCCGAAGATGATCGTGTCGAAATGCCCGCCCAGCCACTGGATGGTGCCGAACTTGCCGTAGCAGACATCATCCAGGCCGCTCGCAACAGCTTCGGCCACGGCATCTGCGCTGGTGTCGATCCCACTGACCCGACATCCGTATTTGGTTTGCATCTTCTTGAGTCGCCATCCGTTGGCGCAGCCGACTTCAAGTACCTTTTTTGGGCGGATCAGCGGGAGCAGCCCGAGCAGATCTCCGACCGGATCCCTCGTGCCAAGCTTATGCTTGTTGCGTCGGAACCACGCATCGCCTTCGCCAGAGATGAACATATCGCTCTGACTCATATGGCTCTCAACACATAGAGGAAATTGGGAGAATAGAACTCGTCGCTAAACCCGAAGGTTGGCAGATCGGAAGCAACGCTGTTTATGAAATGGCCATATTGCGGCTCTTTACCTTCAAATCTAGCAAAAGCAGCGTACACAACGCGCGATATGATGTAATACAGATTGCCGATGTTCTCGCGATGCAGAATATCGAAATGCTGGTCGATGAAAGGTTCGAACTCATACATTTTAAGATAGCGGTTATGCCATCGAACCTCGATTTCGTGCAACCCGAACCCTGAGCGTAATCTATTAAGGTAGTCCAATCCATCGTAGAAATTTTCGACCAGGATGATCCGGCCGCCTGGCTGCAGGCAGCGCTTCATTTCAAGGATGGCGGCTTTCTGTTCGTCCCAATCCTTGAGATTGATCAGGCAGCGTTCGGAGATGATAGTGTTCGCCCATCCCAATAGAGATGCAGCCATAGCACGTACATCTTCAACGAAAAAATGTATGTCGTGTCCATATTGCTTTTTGGCTTCCTCGATCATTTTTTCTGAATAATCGATGCCGGTATAGGCCCCTTTCACGGCGTCAAGAAAACTCGCGGTGGAATATCCGTTGCCGCAACCTACATCTACTATGCGCTCGCCTTCTTTGAGGTGCTCAATAATCTTCGCGATCTCCAGCTCCCGGTAGTAGTGATCGGGGGCAGTCGCGAGATCCGAGGCGCCGAATGTCTCAGCCTGCGTGTCCCAGAATTCCTTGACTTTATCGGTCATACGGTTTTCTCGTAGGTGTGTTGGATCAGCCTGAAACCAAGGCCCTTTAAGATGTCGGCATACTCGGTGTTCGTCGGGCTCACGTTCATGAACACTTTTTCAAGTTCGTATTTCTGTATCATCTTGGCGATGGCTTGAGCTTCGTAGCCCTTGTCTTTGAATTGCGAGAAAAGGTGGATGCCAATTTCAAACTGGTCTGTCAGATAGATCGAGCCGACATATATTTCATCAACTTCCAGCAGTTTCCAGATGCGATAGGGATGCGACTTTACAAATCGCACGTGATCTTCGAAAGTCGGCATCTTCCTATGGCTGATGCTATCTTCCTGCGGTCGCGCTCGCAGCAATTGGTACAATGTCTCGACGGCGAAAGGCGCGTTGTAGACAGATACCAATTTCATTTAAACCGTCCATAAAATAAAACCCCACATGGGGCGTGATCGATCAGAAGGCTGTTTTTCTTCTCGCCTTCAAAGACAAATCTCGTTTTCTCCAGGATGCGCTTCATTCCGAGGTTGGCTGCGGCACAGCCGGCTTCCAGTTTTCGAAACCCGCCGCCATTCTGTTCCAGCAGCCAGTTGGTGGCGGACTGCCAAGCTTCGGTGCCATAGCCTTTCCCCCACACGAGATTGAACCCGATCATGATTCCGACATTGGCGGTTTTGTTGTGGGGGTCGGTCGCGGCCGAGAGATTGCCGATGTGCTCGCCGTTGCTGACAGTGTAGATGCCCCATAGAAAGCCGGGGAAGGAGCTGACATAGCGGTTCTGCGTAGCTAGTGTGTGCTGCCGATGCCGTTGCTCTGAGTAGTGCGTCACCTCCGGATCCCGCAGCCAGTCGACCTGCCGCTGTGTAGCTTTGGTCAGCGCTTTAAGCGTCAACCGCTGAGTGGTCAGGGTTGGCGCATTCATTTTTTCATCCGTTCGAGCATGTGGTTTGTCAGCTTCAACAGGCTTTCAGTGCAGAGCCTGACCGTCGCCGCGCTGGCGTCGAAATCGCCGAGCAGCTTCAGCCGGTCGAATTCCGCCTGCAGGATCTTGCGCAGTTCGAGAACTTCATCCCGATTCATGTCGATCTCGCTGTGATGGCTTCCTGTAGAAGGATACCGGTCATTGTTGCGAACGACCGGACTTCCGCGGTGCACTCTCGATCGATGGCTTCTTTGAGGGAGGGCCGCATTCGAATGCGGACTTTGTAGCTACGCAGCGATTCGTTTTCCATGGAGCGGCACACTGTCTGTATTATGCCGACTTGTCAACCTTAGCATGTTCACAACGCACCGTTTTTCGGATAATTAGCTAAAAAATGACCGTCGTTGACTCAAAACACGTGCTTCTTCGCGCCGCCCAGGCGCTCAAGCAGCTACAGGTGGTCCAGGAAGCCGAGGATTGCGAGAATTCGCTCTACACTTTCGTCAAACAGGCGTGGCCGCACTTCGATCCGGCCGATTTTTGTGGAAATTGGCACCTTGAAGATGCCTGTCGGCACCTCGAAGCCGTTGCGCGCGGCCATATTAACCGCCTTTTGATCAACGTTCCTCCACGCACGGCAAAATCGTCAATTGCGTCCATTTGTTTTGTGCCTTGGGTGTGGGCGCAACGCCACGAAGGCCCTCTGATGGGGCCAAAAGTGTCATTTTTCTACGCTTCTTACGCCGAATCACTGGCTTTGGAGCATTCGCTGAAATCGAGGCGCCTGATCGAGTCGAAATGGTACCAGAGGCGGTGGGGAAATCGCTTCAAACTGGTTTCCGACCGCAACAAAGTCGGCCATTTCGAGAACGACAAGGGCGGCTACCGCATGGCGAGTTCAGTTGAAGCCAGGGCTGCGGGATGGGGCGCTTCCGCGATCTTTGCCGACGATCCGCACCTTGTCAGTGAAGCCGAATCTGATGTTGTGCGTGAAGGCGTCATAAAGTGGTGGTCAGAATCAATGCCGTCGCGCCTGAATGACCGCCGAACCGGTGCCATGGTGGTCATCATGCAGCGCGTGCATGAGGGTGACGTTGCCGGATACGTTCTGGCCAAGGATAGCGGCTATGTTCATTTCTGCGTTCCCATGTGTTACGTCCCTGCGCTGCATATAAATGCCTGGATTGGTAATAAGATCGAGACATTCATCGGCGATGATATTGAGAAGGTAAAGCCGGAAGACGTCTTCTGGCAGGATCCGCGGAAGGAGGATGGAGCCCTTCTTTGGCCTGATCGCTACCCTGCGCGGGAAATAGCGAAGCTCGAAAAAGAGTTAGGGCCCTACGCATTTGCCGGTCAATACCAGCAAGATCCGGCGCCGCGCGGCGGGGGTATTATTCGAGCAGAGTGGTGGCAGGACTACGACGATGAAGCTGGCAAGGAGTTTGGCGCCAAGTCGGGACAGTATCCGGCTTGCGAATACATCTTAGCCAGTCTCGATACTGCCTACACCGAGAAGGAAGAAAATGACCCGTCGGCACTCTCCATTTGGGGCGTTTTCCGTGATAAGAACAGCAATCCGAAGATCGTTTTGATGATCTGCTGGCAGGAGCGGATGATGATCCACGATCTTGTGTCCAAGGTCGGCGGCGACTGCAAGAAATTCAAAGTCGACCGTCTAATCATTGAAGACAAGGCATCTGGGCATTCTGTTTCGCAGGAATTGGCCCGGCTGTTCGGTAGCTTCGACTTTGGGATCGAACTGGTCAACCCGCGGACCGGGTTCATTAAATCGCCGGATAAAGTGGCACGGCTGCAGACCGTGGTGCATCTATTCGCTGAAGGCATGATTTGGGCCCCTGATAAGACTTGGGCCACTGAAATGATTAAGCAGTGTGCGACGGTACCACGCGCTCTTCACGACGACTTGGCGGATTCCATGTCCCAGGCGCTGCTTTACTTGCGGCGCGCCGGCTGGGCGGTCAAGAAGGAGGAGCGGGCGATTGAGATCGAGGATGAATTGAAATATCGCCCGAAAATGGCGGCGCTCTATCCTGCTTAGCTTTTATGAGGGTTATAGCGCCAGTTATCGCGCATAAGATCTCCGTTATTTGACATCAGGTCTGAATCGCTTGGTAGAGCGAAACCTACGACCCAGTGTGCTCCGGAAGCGTAATGAGCTTCAATGATAAGCTCGCCATGGTAATCCGAGATAGTGAATTCGGTGAAATCGTCGTGCTTGAAATTTTCACACCACGGGACTTTTATAATGTCTTCGTATTTCACGTTACGGCAAACGACGTCTTCAAAGCCTGAAAAATACCCTGGGCGATACTGGCGGACTAAATATGTTTTTTCCATGCTTTTTTCTAGCATTTTATGCCTACTAGCCCCAATCACATCTTCGTGATAAACCGGCTGCATGCCCGCGCCGATGTCTCTCCGGCTTGACGATCAACCGCCGATCCCGATCGGAGCCGAGCCTATTGGCGGGCCCTACGCGCCCACGTCGGTCGACGTTCCAAACGACGATCCCAACGTGTCTTTCAAAGACGGCGTGCTGCAGATCGTCAATTCGGACGGGTCGACGGTCATCGATTTCAACCCGGATTTGTCCGATACCAAGGTCGATGACAAGGACTTTTACCGCAATATCGCCAACGAGATACCGTCGGATGACCTGGCCAAGATTGCCAACGATCTCCTGACCGGCATCGATTACGACGAGATGTCCCGTAAAGAGTGGCTCGATATGCGTGCCCGCGGGATCAAGCTGCTCGGGCTCAAGCTCGAAGACCCGCGCGGCGATCTCGGGACCAGCTCTGCTCCTCTCGAAGGGATGAGCGTCTTCAATCATCCACTGCTACTGGAAGCCACCGTTCGGTTTCAGGCTTCTGCCTGCGGAGAACTCATGCCGGCGGCGGGGCCGGTCAAGGTGCGCAACGATGCGGTCATGCCGCCTGAACAACCTCCCATGGGGCATAATGGCGGCCCGCCGCTCGATCCTTCTCAGCCGCCTGAGCCGCCGCTGGACGATCTCGCCGACGCGCTGCAAAAGGATCTTAATCACTATCTGACTGTAGTTGCGACCGAGTGGGTACCTGATTTTGACCGGATGCTCTTTTATGTCGGGTTCGGTGGTGACGGCTTCAAGAAAGTGTACAATTGTCCTTTGAAAAACCGGCCGGTGTCGGAGTCGGTCGATGCCGAAAACATCATTGTCAGCAACGCTGCGACTGACATTCGCAATTGCGGACGGGTGACGCATAAGAACAAGATGCGGCCCAGCACGCTCAAGCGCATGCAGATCGCCGGCGCGTATCGCGATGTGTCCCTGGCCGCGCCGCAAGTCAGCGAGAAGGTCAATCAGGTCGACCAGAAGAAAGCGGAAATCGCCGGCGTCAAGCCGCAGCCGCTGGATAACAAGGACGCCGATTACACGGTTTTCGAGACCTACTGCGAGCTTGATATCGAGAAGTTTGCGCCCAAGCAATTCAAGGGCAAAGGCTTACCGCTGCCGTACGTCGTGACGCTGGAAAAAGAGAGTCGACAGGTGCTGGCGGTTCGGAGGAACTGGGATGAAACGGATCCGCAGTGCCTCGCCAAGCAATTCTTCGTCCACTACCCGTTCATACGTGGGCTGGGCTTTTACGCCATTGGACTGGTACACCTGCTTGGAAATATTACAATCGCCCTCACCGCCATCTTTCGCGAGTTCATCGACAAAGGCATGTTCGCCAACTTCCCCGGTTTCCTCTACGCCAAAGGCGCTGGGCGGCAGTTGAGTAATCAGATCCGCGTGCCGCCAGGCGGCGGTATGGCGATCGACGTGCCCCCTGGCATGGGGATCAAGGACGCGATCATGCCGGTTCCTTACGGGGATATCACGGCAAACTTTGCCATGTTCGTTAAGCAGATCGAGGACATGGGGCAGCGCCTGGGCCAGACCGCTGAGATCCAGGTCGGCGAAGGCAAGCAGGAGATGCCGGTCGGCACCACGATGGCGCTGATCGAGCAGGCCACCAAGATGCTTGATTCCGTCCACAAACGGCTTTGCCGTGCGATGGCGGAAGAATTCGGGTTGCTCAAGGAACGATTCCGGGAGAACCCCGAGGCGTTTGTCAAAAGCCTGAAGCGGCCGACCAAGCCGTGGACCGAGGAGACGTTTCGGCAGGCGCTGGATAAATACGAGCTGGTGCCGGTTGCGGATCCGAACAATCCGACGTCGCTGCATCGCACCATGAAGGCCAACATCATCGACGGGCTGATCACTAAATATCCACAGCTCATGAACGCGATGGCCGGACTCAAACGCATTCTGCGCACAGCCGGAATTGATTCGGAGGGACTGCTTAACACCCAGCCGGCTCCGCCGCCGCCTGACCCGCGGATGGAAGCGATCAAGGCCAAGTCAGAGCAGGAAAAGGTCAAGGCGCAGATCGCCTGGGTGCAGACCCAGATCAAGGCCGAGCAGGTCAAGGGGCAGACCGAAGGAGCGCAGTCCGAGCTGGCTGTGCGCGAGCGTATCGAGATGCTCAAGGTTGAAGAAGGGCGCCTGCGTCTGCAGCAGGAAATGATCATTCACGCCCATGAAATTAACCGTGACAACGCCTCGGCGGAAGCAGATATTGAGAAAGACGCCATAAAAGGCGCTCATGACGTGCTGCTGGAGCAGGCAAAAGGCCAGTCCGCGCTCCATATGGAGCAGCAGAAGAACGCGCAGGAAGTTAAAGCCGAGGGGGCGAAGACGGCGATCTGGCTGGCTGCCGAGCATGCAAAGCAGGGGCAGAAGCTAGAAACCGACCGCGAGAAGCATGGTCACACGCTACAGACCGAACGCGAGAAACACGAGCAATCCTTGCGGCACAAGGAAGCCACGCACGAGGCTGACTTGGAGCACAAGAAGGCTTTGGCGCGCGTTGCTGCTCAGGCTAAGCCCAAGGAGAAAAAGTGATGCCGAACGAATTCCGCTCTGAAGCCAAGGCGTCTCTTGCCGCCAAGATGGATCGAATGGTGGGCAGGCACGGCGAATACCCGCCGGATCGTGCCGCGCGCATCAACGGTCCCAATCCGGGAGGCGGCCAGGGCGATGCCGCTGCCGAGCCAGCTGAAGTCTTCACGCCGTCGCCGGCTCGACAAGTGTCCAATTACGGAAATATTCGGGGGAAATAATTATGAGCTGGGCTCCTATCGAAACAGCCCCGAAGATAAGAGGCGGCGAAGAAATTAGTGTCCGTGATGCCACTGGGCGAGAATGCCTGGCTTGGTGGGATGGGAATTCCGAAATGTGGCGTTGCGGTGGGGTGCACCAAGGTTTTCCTCTTATGCCAAGTCTGGATGCGCATCCTTGGACAGAATGGAAAGCTCCAGATGTGTTGCGGATTGGTCTTCCACTCGAAAAAGGATCACAGTAATGGCACATCCGTTTCACGATCACGGTGAGCACCGGCATGGCCGCGAGCGCGTCAAGCACATCTTGAAGAGCGGCGGTGCCGCGCATCCGGACGCGGCGGCCGACAAGAAGCTTTTCAGCGAGATGATTGCCAAGCATGATCGCGGCGAGACCAAGGTCGAAGGCGGCAAAGGCCGCTCCCGATTCGCCCGCGGCGGTCGCACCAAGCACAAGGGCAATCAGACCAATATTGCAATTGTGGTTCCTCAGAAGGGCGGGTCCCCCTCGGAACCACAAGGAGGGCCTCCCATCTCCCCCCTGGCAGGCCCTCCACCCCCTATGATGCCGCCTGGCGGGCCTCCTCCCGGCGGTCCGCCGATGCGCGCAAGCGGCGGCCGGGTTGGCGGCGATTCGACCAAAGCCAATCTCGACAAATGGAGCGCACGAGCCAAGGAAAACTCATACGCGCGTGGCGGCCGCTTGCCGACGGCCGGCGCGGAGAGCGGCGTCGGGCGGCTGCAGAAGGCGCGCTGAATGAGTTTGGAGAGCCGGCACGCTATCATTCTCAAGCAGAAGATTGTCGAACACCGGCAGGAGCTGCTTGAGATGTTGGCGGCCGGGCATGTGCAGGACTTTGGAATCTACAAGCAGGTGGTCGGCCAGATCCAAGGATTGGCTGATGCCGTGAAGCTGTCGGATGATGCCGATTACGAAATAAATGGAGGTTCTTAGTGTCGATTGCAGTTGCCAAGAAACTTGAAGTTTTGAGCCAAGCTACTGATCCGCGTATGGCCATTATTAAGGCTGTCGGCGACCTGGATGACGTCGAAGTGTTCTCTGATATGGTGCTTGTCGGCACCTTCATTCGGAATGAGAAGACGGCCGGCGGCATTATCATGACCAAGGACCATATCGCCGAAGATATCTGGCAAGGCAAGGTCGGGCTTGTGCTGAAAGCGGGGCCGCTGGCTTACGGTCAGTGGGAAGACGAAGAGCAGAAAGGCAAAGCCGCGCAGATCGGGTCCTGGATCGTCTACGCCATCAAGGATGGCTGGGGGATCACGCTGAATGACGTTCCGTGCCGGCTTATTCCATATGAGCGTATCCGGATGCGGATCACCGATCCGAAGAAGGTGTTTTGATGCCGAAGCTTCGCCCCATGCGCACGGCGGAAGAAGCCATTGCGGTGCCGTCCGATGAGCCGGTGCTGATCGAGCTGACTTCCGATTCGAGCGGTGCTGTCGCCCCTGGCGCCGAGCCCGAGATCAAGGCGGCCGAGGTTGTCGTCGCGTCGGAGCCGGCTGTCGAGAAACAAGAAGATCTCAAGCCCGAAGAATCGCCCCTTCAGAAACAACTGGAGGATATGCGTAAGGCGGAGGCCGAAGTCCGCCGCCAGCTTGCCGATTCGCAGGCGCGTGAACGCGCGGCGATACAAGCGGCAAATCAGCGCGGCGAGCAGCTGTTTCAAGCGCAGGGCGAGCGCGAGCAGGCGCAATATGACGCCGTGCTCAACGCGATCGGCGCGGCCGAATCAGAAGCTACCCGAGCTGAGAACGACTACGCTGCGGCGCTGGCCGCACAAGATTTTGCCGGAGCTGCGCAAGCACAACGGCGTATGTCGATTGCGACGACCCGCCTGGTGCAGCTCGAAGACGGCAAGGCGGCATTCGAAGCGCGCCAAGGGCAGGAACAGCCGCGTCCCGAACCGATTCGCGCCGCGTCTCCTGCCGACCCGATCGACGGCAATCCCAACCTTTCTGGGCGGCAGAAGGAATGGCTCAAGAGCCACCGCGATGCTCAGACTGATCCGGAGAAACTGAAACGTCTGGGAGCAGCGCATTGGTATGCTCTCTCGGAAGGTCACGCGCAGGATAGTGATGCCTACTTTCAGGTTCTTGAGGAGCGGCTTGGTTATCGACAAGCCGCCGCGAAGGTTCAGGATGATCCCGAACCTGAATCACAGCCACGTAGGAGCATGCCCATGAGCGCGCCCGTTACCAGAGAATCACCCAGCATCTCGACCGGTCGAGCAACGCCAACACGGGTGGAATTGAATCCGTCCCAACGCGAAGCAGCGCGTATTTCGAATCTTACCGACGTAGAATACGCCCGTAATCTCTTGAGGCTCCAGGCGCTCAAGAAAGAAGGGCATTACCAAGAAAGAGGCTAGTTATGACTGACGAAACCCCAAGCAAAGGCGCGTGGCCGGGGCGGCGTCCGAACCCTGCCGCGGCTGTCGACGTAAAAGCAGTGGCTGATCGCGCCGAGGCTATGCCGCGTGCTGTCTCGCTTTTGCAGAAGATGAAGGCGCGACCCAATTGGGATGACGCTACCGCCGATGAAGTGGGCGAGGAAAGCGTCGACCGGCTCAAGATCCCGCGCGATATTATCGACAAGTTCGCCCGCGACGGCGTGGCGCTGCAATGGATCACCCGCTCGGTACGCGGCCAGGATGCTCCGCAGGAAGTGTCGAAATTCGTCAAGGGCGGCTGGACGCCGGTTCATTCTTCCGACTTCGACGGCGCCTTCGACGGCATGTTCATGCCGAAGGGATCCGACGATGTGGTCGGCGTCGACGACTGCATGCTGGTTGCCCGTCCGATGGAAATCCACAAGCGCTCGAAAGAGCGCGAGCGCCATTTAGCGGCCGAACCGCTACGCATCAAGATGGCCGAGCTGGGCGCCGGGCTTAATATTCCGGGCGGCAGTCATCCATCGGCGGTGCGGCAGAATCGAATCAACATTACGCGCGAAGGCATCGAGGTGCCTGTCGACGCTTTAGGAATGACGGAATAGCTGAGCCTATTGCAGGCTGTCATAAACTGGTGTAATCGTACAGAGTTCAATAGTCGGAGCCCGACTATTGCTACTCCCCACCGTCACGAGCCGTGACGGCTTCACTCGATCGAAATCGCGGAGCCCGCGAAATAGGTCGGTAGCAGGAGCCGTCGACTATGGCTAACGTGCTTGAAAGCCCCACTCGTGGGTTCCAGGAATTCGGACGCATGGAAGGAGGGTCCCCGACAGCGGGCATGACCCCCGTCTGGATCGCGTCGACCGATGCCTCCCTCATGTTCCGCGGCGATGCGGTTGTTACGTCCTCGGCGGGCGGAACGAACCTGTCAGGTCCCTACATCACTGCTGCGGGCAACAGTACCGGCCAGATTCGCGGCATCTTCCAGGGAATGGAACAGTACATTCCTACGGCTGGGCGCGTGGTCTGGAGCAATTTCTATAACGGCGCCGTCACAGGCTCGACTGGTGACGTCAAGGCATGGGTCATCGATGATCCACAGCGCCTGTTTCTGGTCCAGTGCTCCACGCAAAACACGGTTACTTCGTCCTATGTCGGGCTGAATGCGGGCTTTACGTCTTCGCTTAGCAGCTTGGGCAACACTGTCGTTGGGCTCTCGAACCAGCAATTGACATCTTCCTTGGTGGGTTCGACCGGGGGCCTCGCTTTCCGTATTGTCGATTTCTACTCGGCATACGCACCGCCGGCTATTCCCGCGGTCGGCACCAACGCTTTCATCAACGGCACCGACAACACCACAGTCGCAAACATGGTGCTCGTCCGTCTCAACAACTGCGACCGGCTTAATCTGACAGCACGGAGTTCGTAACCATGGACCCGATCAAGCCGCTTACGAAAGACTCCGACAAAGCCAAAGACGCTTGGCACGGCCATCGCTTTCACGGGGCCGGAACGCATTCGAGCGAAGCCACCGTTCTTACAAGGGAATCGTCACATACACTTGTGAATGTGACGACTACCGCCAGCAACTTCGCAGTTCAATTGCCGCTCACGGCGCCAAGCACGACGGTTCCGATCGAGGCGACAGCGAAGTCTACGGGTCCGGCGCCTACTTACGCCGTTGTCGGCGACGTGGTTGAAATCTGCGTTGATCCTGGCAGTCCAAACTGTGCGTATGTGTGGTACGGCGCGACTACGGCCGATTCCGCACTAGGGCACTACGAAGAAGTCAATCCGGGAAAGTGCCGAGTCTACCGCTACGTTTCCGGCGCGGTCTGGAATCGGTACACGTAAGGAGAACGTAGATGCCCGTCGCATTGAGTCAAATCCGAGACCTACTCTTACCTGGCCTCTGGGGAATTGACGGCAAGTACAAGATGATCGAACGGCAGTGGCCGCAGATCTTCAAGTCTGTCGATTCGAACATGGCGCTCGAACGCCGCGCAGCGGTGCGCTTCCTGGGTTACGCGCAGCTCAAGAGCGAAGGCGCCCCGACGCCGACCGACAACAACGCCGGGCAAAGATACGTTTACAATGCCGAACATTTTGAAATCGGCCTCATGTACGCGATCACCCGCAAGGCGATCGACGACAACCTCTACAAAAGCGAGTTCGGCCCCAACAACGACGGCCTCATGGAGTCGTTCAAGGAGACCGAGGAAGTCTATGCTGGCAACGTCCTGAACAACGGTTCGGTGTTTAATGCGGCGGTCCAGGGCGACGGTGTCGCGCTGATCAGCACTGCCCATCCGATCGACGGCGCCACAATCGCCAACCAGCCCTCTCCGGATGTCTCACTGAACGAGACGTCGCTGCTCAACGCGGCGATCACCATTCGGTCGACCTGGAAGAACAATGCCGGCCTGAAGATCCACGCTCGCGGGCAGAAGCTGATCGTTCCCGCGAACTTGGAACCGATCGCTGCGCGCCTCTTCCGTTCCGAGCTGCGGGTTGGGACCGGTCAGAACGACGTCAATGCTGTCAGGGAAATGGAGCAATCCTTCAAAGAAGGCTACATGGTCTATGACTACCTGACGTCATCGTTTGCCTGGTTTGTGCTGACGAACATCAACGGACTGGTGTTCTTCCAACGCAAGGCGTTTGAGTCAGATATGTCGGTCGAGTTTACGACGGATAACCTGCTGGTTAAAGGATACCAGCGTTACATCCCGACGTACTATGACTGGAGACGTATCTACGGGACCTACCCAACGAGTTAATTTGTATTAATAACGCGAGTAGGTAGCATGGGTATCACTGCAGTTTCGGGCCCGACCGTTTCGTTTGGCACCGTGTTGACTTCGACGGCCGGAACCGGGTTGTTGGGAAATGATTTGGAGCACAACGATCAGCGTGCTCCGGACCTGTCTGATCTCGGCTACGCGATGATGGATCCACGGCAAGCCTACGCCTACAATCCGGGCGCAGGCACCAACGATCAAATTCTTGGTTTTCTCAATAGCCAGGGATACGTCGATTACGTCCCGGCTACACGTTCCGATTCATCAGGCGCCGCGTCACTCGTCAAGTCCAGCGTTACCAACGTTGCGGCGGGGGCAACGTACGTTCTTTCCGCAGCTTCAACGGCGCTTGGGACTTATGCGACTACGATCATCGCTCCAGAGACCGGCAAGGTATCTGAATCCCTCATCGCCATCGATTCGACTGCCGCACTGCTTTCGTTCGGTTCAGCTGGAACGATAGCGATGTGGAACCCGGCGGCAGGTACTGGCCGCTGCGTGTCGATTACGACATCTTCGTCTGGTGACGCGGGAACGTTCTCGATCGCCGGCCGGGATCGGTACGGCTACAAGATAACCGAGACGATTGCTCTGTCGCAAGGCACGACCAACTCGTCGGGTATTACGGTCAAGACTCAGAAGGCATTCAAGTACGTCTCGGCGATTACCAACTCGACCACGACGACGTCGACGAGTGTCTACATCGGCTTTTCCGACACCTTCGGTTTCCCGCTTCTGGTTCCCTACGCCGGGTTTAACGCTGAAGTGCGGCTGCTGGCATCGATCTATTCGAGCGCCGTGCTGGTGGCGCTTTCTTCGGCAACCATGGTGGCAGGATCAACAGTCGCAACCGCGACGTCGACGACCCCAGATGCTTATGGGACTTACGCTTCGACTACCGCGTCGAACGGAACCGTCCGCCTGCAAATGCGCGTTATTCCGACAGCGGCCGCTCTCGCGACTGTCACTTCGACCAGCGTAGCGCCGCTTTTTGGTATCACGCAGTATTCGTCCATCTAGGAGATCGAGCATGGGTAATCGCCACAAGTTCGCCAAAGGCGGACGGACTGCCTACTCGGGCGGCAATTCGAACGTTGCCAAGGAAGCCGAGAGCGACGCCAATTTCAAGCGCGGTGGCAAGACCAACAGTGTTGGCGGATCCAAGGGCAAGAGCCGCTTCGCCCGCGGCGGTCGCGCTGGCTGCGATACGTCTCCGTTCAGCTCGGCGCATACCGGCCCATCCGGGGGCGGGAAGTAAAAGCGGACCGTAATGGCCACCACTGTCACGCTATCGTCTGTCGGCGTATCAAACGCGATCAATCTCGATTGGCGGACGTCGGGGCCGGTGACGGCGGTTGTCACCATTGATTCCACCTCCATGACGACCGATTTCAGCATCCAGTTCACGATCGATGATGCGCAGCTCGGCCAGACTCAGACATGGGTCGGGATAACCTCAAGCCTTGGATCCTCGGTAACGCACTTTTCGAGCGCCAATAGCGCAAACCCCCTGTCGATCAGCTTTCTCAACCCTATCGCAGGTTTGCGCCTTTCGAGCACGGCGATTTCCTCCAGCTCGCTGACGCTGAAAGCCATCCAGGCGCAAGGGTGGTAGCTCGGTTGATTGATCACGTTTTCGTGATATAAGGGTGAAACTTCACCCTCAGGCGCGTACCGATGAGCGTCAACTACGCCACTCCCGTCATTACCAACCGGCTTCAGCAGGTTATCAACGGTATGGATGGCGGCGGGGCCTCGGGCTCGATGCACTTCCTTGATTCGGGCGGCAGCATCCTGGCTACCGTTACGCTGAATTACCCAAGCGGGACGGTAGCCGGCGACACGCTGACCTTCAGTGGCCTGGCGCTCGTCGATTTGTCCGTCGCGGTTGGCGGGACAGCTGTTGCAGCCCGAATTGAAGATTCGACCGGCTCGACCATCATCTCCGGTCTCACGGTCGGGACCGCTAACACGGACATCGTGCTTTCGCCATCCAACACCCTTGTCGCCGGCCAGGTGCTTGCGCTGCAGGCCGCCACCATAACAGGAGTCTAGTTTGAGTAAGCTTACGCCGACATTCGCCGATCAGTTTGCCGCCAAGATTGCTCCTAATGTGATTGCCCCGCACGAGCCGCTGAGCAACGGCGGAGGCGCGCAGATCGACTATACGGTCAACTATACGAGCGGCGCGCTGCAGTCATTATCCGCTGTTCCGCTCTATCCTGGCGCGAATGCCGCTCCTGTTGCCGAGGTCAAACCGCTTAAGATCGCGCTGGTCGGCACTGCTCCTTCGTCCCGAATGCTCGCGCCTTTCAATGATACGACATGGCAGATCTGGGGCTGCTCGCCGGGCAACATGAACGCGCTGCCGAGATACGACGCCTGGTTTGAGATCCATTCGAACCTGCTCTGGCCGGAGTGCATCAGCTATGGACGGCCGTACATCGATTGGCTCAAGACGCTGAAGTGTCCGGTTTACATGCAGGAGCGTTGGCCGTCGCCCGAAGGCAACTGGACCGATATCAAGGAAATCGTTCCCAACGCGACCGCCATTCCCTGGCAGGACATGGTCAAGGAATTCGGCGAAGATTTCTTTACGTCCTCTTTTGCCTGGATGATGGCACAGGCGATGATGAAAGGCGCCAACGAGATCGCGCTGTTCGGTATCGATATGGCCAGTCGCGACGAATACATTATCCAACGCCCTGGCTTCTATTTTTTCCGTCATGAAGCCAAGCGGCGTGGGATCAAGGTCACGGCTCCGAACGAGTCGGACATTATGCAATCGCCGCCGCTCTACGCCATCTCGGACTCGACCCCGCTCGGTCGCAAGATCCTCGCTCGTGAAACCGAGATCAAAGGGCGTATTGGTCCAATGATCGCGGAACGCGACAAGCTCAATCATAACATCACCTACTTGCAGGGCGCGCTTGAAGATCTCGACTACTTCAAGGCGATCTGGACCGGCGCGCAGAAACCCGTATAAGGAGTATCGCAGTGGCTAACTACTCGCTTTCGAACTCTACCGGCATCACGTACGGAACGTCGTGCCAGGCGATGACGACCACTTACAAGTCGATCATTACGGTGGCAGTTGGCACCTCGAACGTGGCTTCCGGCGCTCCATCGGGCGGCATCGTGACGGTGTACCCGCCTCGCCGCGGCAAGATCTACGATATCCTGGTCGGCCAGCCGGCGACTCCCGCGGACACGTATCTGCAGTGGGACGTGATGCGCATTTCGGCAGCGGGCAGTTCGCAGAATACGTTTGCCGGCGCGCTGACCAGCGCTTCGAGCCTGTTTGCCTGTGACCCGGCCGACGGTTCGGCGATTGCGTTCATTTCGGCAAACTCCTCGATCGAGACTAATGTGACGGCCATCGCCGATCTCTGGTCGGTCGCTATCAATCAGCGCGCTTCCTACCGCTGGGTGGCGGCTCCTGGATCCGAGCTGACTTACCCCGCAGTATCGTCTGCCGGGCTTGCGCTGCGCGCTCTCGGTGCCGGTTCGTACTCCGGGCAAGTCAGCGCCACCGTCATGTTTCAGGAGCAATAGGCATGAGGCGGCCTGGCGGATACGCGGTCATCACCTCGCCAGAACAAGCGCGCGTCAACTTCGACAAATTCCGCTGCGACGATATCAGCGCCGGGATCACCGAAGTTGATACGTTCACCTGTTTCCATTGCGCCAAGGTCATGCACGTCAAGACGAAGGCGCCCATGGATGACGTCGGCTCGATGTGCCGCAGCTGCATGAAGATGGTGTGCCCGCGGTGTGCGAGCGGGCCCTGCGTGCCGTTCCTGAAGAAGCTTGAGCTGGAGGAGAAGCGCTTTCAGGCGCTGCGTTCGTATGGGCTGGCGTGATGCGCAGAAAGCTGTTCGTTCAAAGTTCTGCGCCGTTTAATGCAGCGGCTACTCCATTTTTTGTTACGGGCGGCTTTCTCGGTAATGATCCGCAAATAATGATATCCAGTGACGGCGGAGTTATATGGGCAACTAAAACACCCGCGCCGACAACAGACGGCGGCTGGAACGGTATGGATTATTTCAATTCAGGACTTTTTATTGCTATTGGTCAGACGAATAGCGGTCCTGCGCCATTGATCAGCACATCCCCAGACGGAAGCACTTGGACACCGCGCACCCCTGGCTTGTTAGCGGCAGGAACATTGAACGGCGTTAATGCTGGTGGGGCTATCAATGTGGCAGTTGGGACAGACGGCGCTGATCCTGTCATTCTAACGTCCACAGACGGGATTACTTGGACGCAGCAAGTTTCACCGCTCTTTGATGGAGTGTTCTATGCCGCTGCATATGGCAGTAGCACTTATGTAGTGTGCGGGACAAAGAGCGACCAGCTAGTGGGATATATTGCATCGTCCGGTGACGGCATGTCATGGACTTCAAGAGTGCCAGACCCAGATGTTCCCTTTCTGACTTCTGTTGCATATGGGGCAGCGGTTTTTGTAATTGTTGGCTACAACGGGATCGTCACGTCATCCGATGGAGTAACGTGGACTCAACGCAGCATACCTACCACGAGTCCACCGTCTTCTATAAATTGTGTTCGCTATGCTGCTGGTCGCTTTGTGGCGGTTGGCGGTCGTGATTTATCTCCTTTAGAGGCACTCGTTCTAACATCCACTGACGGCATCACGTGGACTGAACAACCGCTCAGCGGCACCGTAGATCGCTTCTTATATGGAGTCGATTACAGCGCCGGTACGT